TTTCACTTAATATCTTGCTTAGATGAGGGACCAAAAGCATATGCGGAAACAATTAGTCATTCCGTTTGACTGCCACCTTATCGCTCGTAGACACCTGGATTCATCGTCCATTCTGGACGGTACTTCCGCACCTTTAATAAGCTACGTATAGCTTTTAAAGGGGAAGATTCTCGGAAACGAGACTTATCCTCGTCCTTATTAAGCTTCTCTAGACCCCGATCTATAATCTGATTTAGTTCAGATATCCGATCGACAGTCGACTGATTCTCAATAAGTTCATCTATGGAACGATCATAGAAAGTCTTTGTACTATTAGACAACTCAGAGTTCAACTGCACGAATTTATTACTAAATAACATGTAGAGGCACATCCAAGTTCCATAAAGATTCATCTGGATTTCATTCCAGGTAGGATCGAAATGGATAGTACAAACCTTTTTTCCGATGCATTTAAGATGTTCGGGGAGATGGTCCATAAGAAAGCGAGTCGCTAGATTAATTCCTGCGTCTTCAGTATTGAAGCGGGCCTGGTGAACATATAATGGTTTCACCAGGGCATTCTTTATTCACACTTCCTCTATGTTCCAGACATCAGCTTGACGTTTGGATCTTCGAGGAGTGGGCTCTTTACCACTAAGCAACTGAGAGACTATTAATCGGATATAATCCAGATTAACATTATTCTTGATTGCTCGGTAGTATTTCTGCTTTGGTTGTTCTAAGTTGGTTAAACTTTCGAATACCAGAGAATAAGGAATTTGGCCTCGTGTTGCAAACATAGTTCACAACGCAAGTAAAGAGAATGAAGCATCCCCTTTCGTGCCAAGGCTTCTTCTGGTCAACAATTCAAAATAAGAGACTCATCCCTTAATTTTCATCTGTTTACGCAAGAGCGAATTCAGTATTTGTACCCTTCCCATCATGGTGTTTTGAGAGATAAATGCTTTTCAAGGAAGAGCACTTACATCATGACCCCGGTGACCAGTAATCTTGGCGAACTCAAAGGTTTTATTCTTTGAGACCACTGATTTTGACATGTTAATCTCTAACCCGAGATCGCGCATGAGTACTAAGTACTCACTTGCAACCTCTCCGTTAAAAATAACTATGTCATCACCCAGGAGCTCATAATTCTCATACCACCCGGAAGAGAACAGAAGTTCTTTCCGTTTATTAAATGTTGCAACTATCTTATCCTCAAGATAAATCTCAGAGGATGTAGCGTACATAGCCTTACGGCTAATAACT